TTTAGTAGGAAGGCCTCTTGAGGCGGGTATGTATATGCTAGGCGCAGAGCATAGCGGCCCTCTAAGTAGCGATGTAGGCAAAAAACATGATGCAGGTAAGCTGCGTTATAGCCTGCTGCCACAAGGCACAGAAGAAGCTGTATTGCAGGTACTGGAGTTTGGTGCTAAGAAATATGGTGCAAACAATTGGCAGTTACTGGCTGATGCCGAGACTCGGTACTATGACGCACTAAGGCGCCATTTAGCTGCCTACAACGCAGGTGAGGCTTTAGATGCAGACTCAGGTCTGCCGCATTTAGCGCATGTTCTTTGCAATGCAGCATTCTTGCTGTGGTTTCAGCAAAAGAAGGAGGCTAAGTAATGCGTCAAGGCAGACTCCCGTGCAACAAGTGTGGCAGCAGTGATGCTGTCACACACTACGGCGGTGACAAAGGAGCATTTTGCCATAAATGCAAAAGTTACGTTAAGATGGACACAATTTATGAGGGTAAAAAAGTGTCAGAAAAGAATTATGATGGTTTAACAGTAGACATTATACACGCAGCGCCACTAGCTGACTTACAGCACAGGGCTATACCTGCACATATGGCTGCTAAGTTCGGTGTTAAGCAGCTTTGCAACCCACGCACAGGGCAGGTTGATCAGGTGGCTTACCCGTACTACACAGAGCAGGGCATAGTGCGCGGCTACAAAGTAAAACAGGTCAACGGCGACAAAGACCGCATTTATGTCGTAGGCAAGCTCTCCGAAGGTTTTGGCTTAGACCAGCTCCGCAAAGGTAAGTTTGTCATTGTGACCGAAGGTGAGGAAGATTGCATCGCAGCTAGAGCAATGCTAGAGCAGCTCGGCAAAGACTACAACGTAGTGTCACTAGCTGACGGTGCTAGTAATGGCGAAGTGAGCAAAAACACAGCAGCACTAATGCAGCTACTTGCAAAGCAGTACCCTGTGATTTGTTTGTGCTTTGACATGGACGCAGTAGGCCGTGCTTACGCTAATACTATAGCAAAGCGCTATAGCCCAATTGCAGAAATACGCATAATGTCATGGCAGAATCTCAAGGGCGAGGCCAAGGACGCTAATGACCTGCTAAAAGCAGGCAAAGCAAGCGTGTTTATGTCAGCAGTTAATACTGCTAAGAAATACCAGCTAGACACAGCTATGTACAGCGCAGATATTGGAGGCTGCTACGAACCCATTAAAGACGGTATACAAGTACCATCATTCCCTGCGCTAAACCATGCAACTAAAGGTTTCAGGGGTGGTGAAGTGGTTGTTGTTACTGCACTCCCTGGTGGAGGTAAAACTACTTTCATGCGTCAAATCGAATACGACTTTGTTATGCAAGGTAAAAAAGTAGGCTTTATCCACCTAGAAGAGTCTGTCACCAAGACCAAACAAGGTTTGCTTGCACTTGCAGGCCGCATACCCTTGTGGCGCTGGCGTCAGCAGCCACCTAAGCAAGGTGAACTGGCCTCTGTAGACATAATGGAAAAAGTTCTGATAGACACAGGTGCAATGTTCATACCTGAAGACACAAAGTTCACACTAGAGTCTGTAATGGACACGTTTAGGTATCTAATAGACGTGGAAAAATGTGAGGCAATAGTGCTTGACCCTATAAGTTACCTAGTGACAGATAATGGTAAGGAGGAAGGCGAGCGGCAGTTCATCGACAATTTTATGGTAGGCTTGCGTGAGTTTAAAAACTCTAACTGCGTAATCTTTGTTATTGTGCACATGAAGAAGCGTGACATGGTGCCGCCACGCTGGCAGAAGAAGAAGCAGGATGATGAGCCGCCACCGCCGTTCTTCGAGCCTATTTCGCAAAGCGACTTGCGAGGCTCCGCTGCTTATGCTATGGTTGCGCACGTCATTATTGCGCTCAGTCCACTAATAACACCAGGGCAGCAGACAAGTAATAGGGTGACACGTATAAGTGTCATAAAGAATAGAGAAGTGGGGATTGAAGGTACAACAGACCATATCACTGTTTGCCCTAACACCGGCCACATGGTTTTAACACTAGACCCAACTTGAGGTATTTATGAGCGAATATACGAACCAAGCAGTAACAGAGATGCTAATGAAAGCGGTAGAACAAACCAAACGAGATTGTATTAAAGAGACTGCTATTATAGCAGTGAATGCTATGGCAATGGCTGGTGCTGAATATCGTGACACTGCCTACCTGTTCGACGGCGTGGATAGTGATACAGCCAAGCAAATAGCACTGCAAGCAGTAAAAGACAACCCAAGTAACGCTTGTGTTAGTCGTTATTTTGCAGGATATGTACAAACAAAGCATACTGAGACGGCACTTAGCTGCCTACAAAGCAGGTGAGGTTTTATGTACGTACACATTGATTCAGACAGCTTGCTGTACAAAGCAGCAGGCTGCTTACAGCATACAGTATACATCGCAGCAGGTCAGGTTTACGCCAGCGCACAAGATTGCATTGCAGCAGGCCATACTGAGCACGTGAAGCAGGTGCAACTAAAACTGCCGGAAGACGAAGCTCTCGAGCAGGCATGCCAGATTGTCCGCACCTACATGCGAACGATTCGCAATTGCGTTAGCGAGAACTGGCCTGGCAGGCAGTACGTGTATAAAACATACCTGAGTAGCAGTACAAATTTTAGGCTGAATATTTGCAGCCTTTACAAGGCTAACAGGACACAGCCAAAACCTATACTGCTTGCACCGGTTAAGCAATATTTTGTGAACAAGTACAAACCTGTCGTTGTAGACAACTACGAAGCAGACGACGCTTGCGCATCGGCACACGTTGCATGCCAGCGTGCAGGTATGGAGTCAGTGCTGGTGCATATAGACAAAGACTTAGACACGATCGTTGGTACGCATCTAAATTTTGACAGCAGGCACGCATACACTGTCACACCAGCTCAAGCTTTGGTAACCTACTACAGGCAACTACTTACTGGCGATGTGAGCGATAACGTGAAAGGTATAAAAGGTATCGGCCCAGTTAAAGCCGCAGCTATTTTCCCTGCTGACCTGTATGAGCAAAAAGATTATAAAAAATTACAAAAGTTACTAGACAGTACCGCAGAGGGGTACTATAGTAAAGCAGGCAGGGAGGCAGATTTTGCTAAAAACAAAAAGCTGCTGAAAATGGTTACAAATTTGGAGGTCAGTTTATGAGAAGGTACTATCTAGAGGCATTGACAGATGAAGAAGTTGGCAGAGTGATGGTCAAAGAATTAGTGGGCTGGCTGTCCGGAGAATATCACACAGTGGATAGCTACGACCTGGCGCAGTTTATGTTTGAAATGCTTACTGCGGCGCCTGACGCACACAAAGAAATAAAACGTGCGCGTGTTACGTTCTTAGTTGTCATTGCGCAGAAGCAGCGCAATAATATAGAGGTCAAAAGTTGGGATATGGAGTTTGCAATGCTGCTAGTTGCTATTATATGCTCTAAGCATAGGTTTGCGGTTGAAGGTGTGTAGTATGCAAGCAATATACAAAGAGCAGATATTAAAGGAGATTTTATGTCGGTAGACTTATTCGAAGAGCAGCACAACAGAGCTTACATTTACACACCAGAACTGGCGCAGGCTTTGGTTTTTGAGAAGCAGCAGCTAGACTTTAATTGGCGTGCAGATGAGATACTCGTAGAGAATGACAAGCATGCTTTGCTGACAGAGACAACGCCAGCAGAAAGGCATGGCTTACTGACTGTGCTAAAGACTTTCACGCACTACGAAGTGCGGGCAGGGAATGACTACTGGCTAGGGCGTGTATTAAACACGTTTGCGCCACTGGAGATTAAGAGGCTTGCCACGGTAAACGGTTTCATGGAGAATGTAGTGCATGCGCCTTTTTACAACAAAGTAAATGAGGTGTTGTTTGTTGACAATGCAGCCTTCTATAACGAGTACCTGAAAGACCCTATACTTGCTGACCACATGCAGTTTATTGGTGAGATCATCAATCATGAAAATCTTCTGCTCAGTTTAGCTATGTTCAGCTTGATCGAAGGGGCCGCTTTGTACAGTGCTTTTGCAGTGCTAAAAGCTTTCAGGTCAAACGGTTACAACAAAATGACTAATATAGCGTCAGGTGTAAACTTTAGCGAGCGTGACGAGGCCTTGCACAGCGCAGCAGGGGCTTGGCTCTACAACATCACCCGTAAGTACGGCAAGGTTGCACACAAACAAAGCGCACACCCACACCCTTTGTTTGAGCAGGCAGTGAAGAGGCTGGTGTCGCATGAAGACCATATTATCAAGCTTGTGTTTGAGCAAGGCGAGTTTTGCGGCATAACGCAAGAGGACACTAAAACTTGGGTACGTGAGCGTGTTAATCACTGCTTAAAGCAGTTGCGCTTGCCGGCAATGTATGATATAAATCGCAGCCAGATCAGCGGTTGGTTTGAAAACCAGACCAAAGGTGTTACCTTGTCAGATTTTTTCGATACAGTACCTAAGTACACAGGTGGGTGGCCTGTTGAAGGTTTTGACTTTTCAGGGTTAGTGGAGGCATAAATGGACGCACACAAGGACGGCAGTGTTATTGTGCGGCAAGGCAAGCACAGCACACTGGAAATACGGCAGCATAGGCAGAAGCTGGAAGTGACTGAAGTATTTAAAGATAGCAGAGCTTACGAAGTGCAGGTTGTAGACAAGAGTAAGTTGGCAAATATACTAGCAAATTTTAAATGAGAGGGTTACAAAGTGAGTCAGTACGAAATATTTTCAGAGCGTAGAAAAGCAGCACAGGCACGTAAGCATGCCCCTAGCTGGATGGCAACAGCAGGGTTCCAGATGCTTTACAATAAAAACTACTTAGATGCAGATGAGACAGTTGCTGACCGCTACAACAGCATAGCGGCTGTGTTGTCACAGCCTAAGTACAGCATTCTACCTATCACCCATGAGCGAGTATACAACTTGCTATGGCACGGCATAGTGTCACTGCCAACACCCGCCCTAACAAGCATAGGCAAAACTAACAGAGGCATGCCTGTCAGTTGTACAGGTAACTATATACCTGACAGTATTCGAGGTTTTTTTAGTGCAACTAAAGAGATAGCACAGCTCACAAAAGAAGGTAAAGGGACAAGCTCAGACCTGTCTGGGGTGCGACCAAGAGGTAGCCTTGTGGCTAACGGTTTAAAAGCTGAAGGTATAATGCCCGTAGTCAAACTCATAAATCAGACTGTGAGCATGGTGTCGCAAGGTAAAAACAGATCCGGTGCGTGGGCAGGTTATCTAACATTCGAGCATGGCGATTTCGAAGAGTACATTCAGCACCTAACACACAACCCAAAAGAGAACGCAGGCTTTACTCTTACAGATGCTTTCTATGCTAAGCTAAAGCAGAACGACGCAGAAGCTATGCGTCGTATTAAACTGTGGGCTAAGTTGCGGTGTGATAAAGGTATAGGCTACCTACTAAAGCGTGACGCAGTTATGCGTATGTGGGCAAAGCAAGGCAGGCCTGACACTTTTAGGGCTAGCAACCTGTGTACAGAGATACTGTTACCATCAGGGCCTGACCTATCTTACGTCTGTGTTTTGTTGAGCCTAAACCTTGCGAACTGGGATGCGATGGCGGCTAACCCGTCTTTAATAGAAGACGCATTTATTGTGCTGAACGCTATTAACGAGTTGTTTATTGACTTAGCAACACAAGCTGGTTGGGATAACGATAAGGAGTTGATACGTACATTACGCTTTGCCCGTGAGTACCGTGCACTAGGTTTAGGGGTGATGGGTTACCACACATACCTGCAAAAACAAGGCATACCCTTCCACGAACAGTCTGCGGTGAATAAGAGTATTTTTCACCGCATACAGCAAGTAGGGCTAAAGGTTAGCCGAGCTTTAGCTGTTACTACAGGCAAAGTAGCTTGCCGTGACCAGTATAACTGGGCATTGTGCGCTATTGCGCCTACACTAAGCACAAGCTTAATTATGGGCGGTGTCAGTATGGGTATAGAGCCTGTGTTCAGCAACGCTTACACACAAGAAGTTGCTGGTGGTATTGTGGCCAGAGTAAACCCTAACCTATTAGACTTGCTTAAAGCGAAAGGTAAAGCTTCCAAAGCTGTTATAGACAGTATACACTACAACAAAGGCAGTGTGCAGGGGTTAGACTTTCTTAGCGAGCGTGAGAAGCAAGTGTACCGCACAGGATTTGAGATAGACCAGCACCAGATTGTACGTTTTGCAGCAGAGCGGCAACAGTTTATTGACCAAGGGCAGTCTGTCAACACATTCAAATGTGGTGACCAGGCGTACCAGACGTCAGTGCACACTTATGCTTTGCGTAACCCTAGCTTGTACAGTTTGTACTATTTAAGGCAAAGCGAAGAAGATATACCTACACCGGTGTGTGATTCATGCGAAGGCTAACTATTCAGGAGTGTATTATGTGTCCAAGCAGGGTTAAAATGTTTGCTGAAGAGAAAGGTATAACAACGCAAATACCGTCAACAGGGGCTTATCTGCCTAAGTTGTATGCTGATATGCGTTTGTGGTATGCTGCCGCTGTAGACATGTGCACAGGCTCAGAATCGCAGACTTTTGATTGTGTGGAGTGGCGTTTGCATGTATAACACCTTACTCACGTTAGACCACAGCCTATGCAATACAGGTTTTGTTGTCTATAAAAACGGCAAATACAAGGCAGGCTTGTTTCAGCGCAAACAAGATAAGCTTAACAAGCATGCAGTGTGGGCGCAGATACTAGACATGGGGCAGACTTTGCTTGCCATGTACAAGCCTGATACAGTCGTGCTTGAGTCGCCTAACGTGGCACGCTCAGAAGGTGCAGCAGCAAGCAAGTTTAGTGTGTATGCACTCGCAGGTTTGTTTGCTAATGCAGGCTGCCAGGTGCACTATGTCACCGCTCGCAAGGTAAAAGAGGCAGCAGGGCTTACGCACACAGCCAGCAAAGCAGCTATGGTGCAGGCTATGTACGCAAGGTTTGCTCAGGATATTGAG